AAGCTGCCCGTAGCCTTCCACCGTTCCGAGGTCGGATTCTGTCGGAACCCATACAAGAATGCCGTCGTTGAATGTGGTCGCCGCGATGTAAGCGTCCGCCGCCGTTTCCCCGGGGCGGATGTGGACAAGGCTCCCTACGCCGTCCGGCACCGCCTCCAGCCATGGTCGGAGGTCAAAGGCGATGGGCCGGAAATTCTTTTCTCCCACATACCCGATCTCAATCACTCCGGGCATGTGCATTACGTCATACATGGTTTTCCTCCTTCCAGCGCCGCGACCCTCTGCCGCAGGCTTTGAATTTCTTTCAGCAGTACGGGGATCAGGTCAGGATAGGTAATCCCCTTCTCCCCGTCATCCTCTGTGCAGATCTCCGGCAGCACGTCCACTGCCTCTTCCCAGATCAGCCCGAACCGCTTCCGCTCCTTCTTGTCATGGTTGTATACGAAGCTCACCGGGTTCAGCCGGTCGATGATCTTTCCGAAGTCAGGCAGGATCTTGATATCGTGCTTCACTTCCCGGCTGGAGGAGCTGTTCGCGTTGTCATAGTAGATGTTCGTGAAGTATCCGTTCGTGATCTTGTCGTTACCGGACTGCCCGATATAACTTGCCGCCGCGCCGGATGAACCGAAGTAGTTGTTCCCGCTTGTGCTGTTATAATCCATATACCAGTAAGCCCCGGTCGGATTTGACCGCTTTGGATAATATTTCAGCATGTCGGTAGACAGCAGGTTGTGCAGATGCCCGTACATCCATGGCCTGTCGCTTTTCCCAAGGGATACGCCGCCGAGCTGATAGAGTGCTGAAGCGTTCTGTCCGGTGCCGTTCAGTATGACCCGTCCCGCCGCAGCACCGGCGTAGTTCGTTGCCAGCGTAAGCTCTGTCGTATAGTCAGTTGTGTTCAGGCTGAAGTAAAGTCCAGCATCAGCAGGCTGGTTTCCTCCGTAGGTCATGTATCCGACCCGCATCCGCCGCGTTGCGCCGCCGAGGTCTGTCGCGTAGGTAGCGCCGTTATCATCAAATATCCAGTTGCTGGATTGCAGCGATCCCTTTTTGATATCGACTCCGTTGTTGTCCCATGTGCCGATGATGCTGTCCGCGCCGTTCCGAATCTCAAGGCTCCCGTATCCGTTCAGGCTCCCGCCCAGCTTCAGCGTTCCGCCCTCGATCATGCTGGCACTGAGTTTGTTTACAGTGATCTTTGTAGCGTCAATATTAGTGATCGTAACATCCGTCGCATCAATGGTTCCGCCACTGATCCGGTTTGCGCTCATTGTTCCGATATCGATGCAGTCTGCCTTTATCGAACCGGATTTGATTTCGATCCCGTCCTTATTCCATTTCCCGATAGTTGTATCTGAGGCATCCTTGACTACAATCTTGCCGCTTCCGTTGTTCGCACCGCCCATCGTCAGCGTTCCGCCTTCAATATAGCTTGCGCTGAGCGTCCCTGTATCGATCTTGGATGCGTCAAGATGAGAGATCGTAACCAGGGAAGCATTGATAGTTCCGGCTTTAAGGTCGATGCCGTCCTTATTCCATTGACCGATAGTAGTCCCGGAAGCGTCCTTGACTACAATCTTTCCGTTTGCGTTATTGTTCCCACCGAGCGTCAGCGTGTCGCCTTTGATCCGCTCTGCGCTCATCGTTCCGGAAGTCACGCAAGCCGCACTCAGCGTTCCGGCGAACGTTCCTGTCGCCGCATCCAGCCTTCCGGCGAATGTCACGTTCCCGCTGGAGTCAATTGAAAACTTCCCGCTTTGAACAGTAAACGTTCCGCCGGTCTTGATATCAATTCCTGTGCTTCCGATCTCAATAAGGCTGTTGCTTCCACTGACAAGCTTCAGTTTGCCTGTCCCTGTAATAACGGCTTCCTTCCCGCTGCCGACTTCAAGATTTCCCTTCAGCTCCGCATTGCCGCTGGAGTCGATAGTGAAGTTACCGCTTTGCAGGGTAAACGTTCCGCCGCTCTTAATGTAGATATCGCCGCCGGAGCCGAGCTTCATGCCGTCATCGTCCATCTCGATGATGTTCGTGCTGCCGGACTTGATCCGTATGTACTTGCCGCCGGTGATGTTGATCCCCGCCGCGTCAATGGCGATCCCGGAACGGATATCATACTTGTTCGATACGCTGAGTTCGATTCCGTCCGCCCATACCTCAAGGTCTCCGATATCGCCTTCAGCGTCTTCCACCCGTCCTGTCAGGCTGATCGCCGTCTGCGTCAGCGTGGATGTCAGCCCTTCTCCGGTTCCGACGATCACCTCCAGCCCGTGGATGTCCGCCTTGATATCCGTGAAGTCGCCTTCGATCTCGCCAAGGAACGTCCTTGTCTCTTTATTGAAGTCGTTGATACTCAGCCGTCCGAAGCGCCGGTAGATATCGTCGAACACTTCGTCAAGCTGAACCACCAGCGCCTTCTCCTGCTTGTCCCATCCGCTTGGGGTTCGCAGCGGCTGGTGCTGCTGGATCGTTGAATACTTGTCCGCCATCCGCTCACCCCTTAGTCAGGATCAATCTCGGCGATGATCTGTATCCCGCCGATCAGCCGCCACGGCGCGGTCACGCCTTCCGCCGTCTCGATGATCAGCCGGAACCGCCGCCCAGATCCGCCGAAGTGCAGTTTCTTCATCTTATAGTTTTTGTTGTTCGCCTTCTCGATGGCGGTCAGCGGCTGCACTGTGTACTTCTTGGTCTTGATCTTCTTCTCCGTCTGTACGGAGAACACCAGCGTCACCGGATCGTTCTGCACCTCCGGCTGGAAGTACACGTCGAACCCGCCCTTCTTGATGCTGTCCCGGGAGAACATCATCCACGGGGAAACCCACCTTGTCGCCGCGCCGGATGCCGTTCCCGTCACCCATGAATCCCATTTGATCGTCAGCACCTTCCCCGGCAGCGTGGAGCTGGTCGCGTAAAGCTCGTCATCCGTTGCGAGGAAGCTCTCGATGCTGATGTTGTCAAAGTACAGGAACGTATTGTCCTGTAGGTTGTAGATCAGCATGGCGTTGTTCGCCGTCGCCGTACCGGTGGGGAAAGCGAGGTAGTACTTCTGCTTGAAAAGCGCCGCGCACATCTGATCCATGGCGCTCTGGTTGACTGTGCGCCAGAGCTGCTCCACGGCTTCCCGGTTCAGCGGGGTTACCGACAGCCCGTCGTAGATCGACAGCCCGTCCTTCTCCACCATCAGAATGCGTTCGGTGTCAATCGCAATGGTGTTCACGAACGGAGCGCCGCCGCCGTACTGTTCCTTGAAGGTGTACTCGCCCGGGTCGGTACCGAGGATGCGCCATACCCTGTGCTTTTTAAAAGCGATGAGCTGCTGTCCGAACTGCCGCAGCGCCGTAAAGCTGTCGCCGTCCCAGCTCGGCTGGAGGACATCCCCGGCTCCGTCCTCCGGTTCCTCGTCCTCTCCTGGCGGTGTCCAGTCGGTCGGATCGTAAGGCCGGGAGTAAACCAGCATGTCAGGGTCTTCGTCAATCGCGCCGCCCCAGATCCGCTCCGCGTAGCGTTCGATCACCCCGAACTTCTTCGGTGTCGTTACCTTGCTGACGGAGAAGTTATCGCCCCGGATCATGATCATGCCGTCCTTCGCGTTGCTCATCAGCAGCACGTCCACGGAGGCGGTGCTTCCCTCCGGGTTGATTTCGTACGCCGCCCAGCTCCATACGTTTGACTGGTAGGAGCTTACCCCGGACGGAAACGAAAGCTGCGTCCATGAGTTGGAGGCGGAGGTCTTATAGTAAAGCTTGCCGCCGGTCGCGGCGAACAGAACGTCTTTATCTCCAGCGCCGGAGTACCACCGCCGGTACAGATGCGCGAGGGTTTCGATCTTGGAGTTGAAGCTCCCCGACAGGATTTCGGGAGCCGCCATGGGCTGGAGAACTCCCGCCGGGGTTTCGACATTGGCCTCTTCCACGGCGTACCGGACATCCCCGTCAATCCCGGGGCCGTACTGCTGCAAACCCGCAAAGGAAGAGATGAAAGCATCCGCGTCATAGGCATGCAGGCTGAAGTACGCCATGAATATCACCTCGGAATATTTCTAAAATACTTGTACTGCTTGGGGTTGCCGTCCTCGTCCAGCCCCGCAGCGCCGCCCTCGTCCGCCACCATGGAAAGCATCTTCTCAAAGCTCTCCCGGTAAGCGTAGCCCCGCTGCTGTTTCTGGGGGTTGCCGTTCCGGTAGATCAGCCATGTAGCCCAGTCAGCGAGATACCTGTGCGTCCATTCGGGCGTAAGCGGCGTGTCCGTATCGTCCCCCAGCCGGGGATAGTCCACCTTTGCGAAGGCGGTATGCTTTTTATCCCATACCTTTACCAGCCGGTCATACGCTTCGTTGATGTAGTCCACGATGTGCGGCGTGTAGTCGCCGATATCGTCCGCGTCGTTGTTCGTCTGGTACATGACATGGTACTTGATCTCGCCCAGGGTCATGGCTCTTCACCTCACAGTTTCGGGTATCTTTCTTTCAGCATGACAAATACAGGAACGGGAACCTGAACGTGTTCGCCCCGCAGGACCTTGTAGCAGGTCTCACCCTTCTCGTTGGCAATCGTCACATGCTCGTACTGGTCCACCTTCATGCCGCCCTGCCCCTGGTCTTCAAGGGCCGGAAGGAAGATGTCCACCATCGGTCCCTGGTAGCTTTCTTCCTTCACCGGGGAGACAATGGTCATCGGATCGTCAATGATAATTTCTTCATTCTTTACTTTTGCAGCAGTAGCCATAGTTAGCCCCTTTCTTATGTAGCGCTGGAATCAACAAGCATTGCCAGCGAAATGGAAATGTCCTGTAAACACTGGGTATTGATTTTCTCGGTCGCGTCCGCGCCCCACCGGGCGATTACGTCCTCGATGTTCTGCTCGACAGTTTCCTGCCGGGTCGGTGTAGGATCACTCATGAGTTTCTTCCTCCTTAAAAGAGAGGGGCTACCCATTTCTGAGTAGCCCCGTTGTTTGGATTAGGCGGAAACCGCATGCTCCAGGCGGACAATGAAGTCATCCTGGAGAACCGCCGTAGCGAAGAAGGGAACCTTCCACGCGATGGAACCGCGCTGGTTCAGCGGGTCAGCGTCACCGGAAGCGCCCAGAGGCTTCACGATGATCTGGATATTGGGCTTGCCCTTGCCGCCAAGCTTCACCATGCCGAAGGCATCCTGCCCGTAGATGATGGAAGCGTGAACGTCAACGGAGTTGCCGCCGCCCTGCGGGATGATGCCGACATCCTTGGCGTAGGTCCAGTTGTTGGTCACACTGGAAGCCGGTGCCCAGCGGAACTTGACATACGCATAGGTGCTGTCCCAGGTGATCTTTTCGATGCACATCAGGGTCTTGGTGTCCCGGGTGGTGCTGGTGGTATAAGCCACATAGACCATCTTGCCGGTCAGCTCACGGGCCAGGTCGCTGGTCATCGTGGAGCAGCTCACAGTCAGGACGCGGTCGGTCGCGTTGTACACGCTGTCGGCGTTCGGGGCCAGCAGCTTATCGGTGGTGCCGTACAGGTAGGTTTCATCGGTGAAGACTTTGCCGTTGTCCACCTCGAAGAACTTCACCTTATAGATGGTTCCCAGTTCGTTCTTCTGCACCCGCTCGTCGCTGATGTAGGTGGAAACGTCCTTCCAGTGCTGGTCTTCGGTCAGGTCGTAATAGGTCTCGTGGTCGATCTTCGCATGGAAGAAACCATCGGAGAACGGCTGTGCGCCCTTGATCTTCAGGTTGCGGACAGCCAGCTTGATCATGGCGTAGCTGATCTTGTTGGCAGCGCCAACGCCAGCGCGTGCGGAAACGCCAGCCGGGTACATAACGTTCAGTCCGGCGCAAATGGCATCGCGGCCCACCGTATCGATGGACAGCGCAGCCTGCCGGTTCAGCCGGTCGGACATCGCCTGGGTTTTGCTGTCAACGTGCCACAGGTCGATTTCATCGGTGTAGCCCATCCAGCCGCCGTAGTTCTTCGTCATCACGGAGAACGCGGTCTCTTCGAGGTTCTGCCCGTCCGGGGTCACGCCTTCGTACAGGGGCTTGGTAATCGCCGGGAGTTCGGTGTAGCGGAAGAACGTAACGTGCTTGCCGTTGTTCTTCGGCTGCTCAATCATCTGAGCATCGGTCAGGTAGCCGAGGTTCGGCTGGACGTTTTCCAGCGCCCTGCGCTGGAGGTAGGATTCCAACAGGG